TCGAACAATATTAACTTGCTTGAACCATGTGGTCAATTTGGTACGAGACTCATGGGTGGCAAAGACGCGTCACAAACTAGGTACATCTTTACAAAGTTATCCAAAGAGACCAGAAAAATTTTTGATCCGAAGGATGATCCAATCTTGAATTACCTCGATGATGATGGTCGTTCCATCGAACCGGACTATTACATTCCAACATTACCAATGGTACTTGTCAATGGAACTGAAGGTATTGGAACTGGATTCAGTTGTTATGTTCCACCGTTCAATCCAGACGACATCAAAAAGAATATTCTTCGAAAGTTGGAAGGACAATCTATGCAACCCATGAAGCCATGGTTCAGGGGTTTCAAGGGGAAAGTTTTTGAAAAAGATGACACATGGATTACCGAAGGTATTTGGTCCATGGTTGGTAATGATATACATGTCACCGAGTTACCACCCGGTCGATGGACTCAAGATTTCAAAGAATATTTGGATACCATGACCGAAAAGAAAATCATCACTGGATACACCAACAATAGTACGACTGAGAATGTCAACTTTATGATTTCTGGATACAGTGGTAAAGATATCCAAAAAGATTTTAAGCTCCAAAAAACTTTTAGAACTTCGAACATGCATTTGTTCCACCCGATCCGAGGTATCCACAAATATGCCAGCCCGGAAGAAATTTTGGAAGATTTCATTGATGTGAGACTTGATGCTTACCACAGAAGAAAAGAGCACATGGTCAAAACTCTTGAACAGCGTTCGATGATGTGTGACATGAAATCAAAGTTTGTTACCATGGTAATCTCGGGTGAGATTGTCGTCTTCAAGAAAAAAAGAAGTGTCCTCGAAGATGAGTTGTCCAAAATTTTTCCAAAGGTGGATGGAACTTATGATTATCTTTTGAACATCAAGACATATCAGTACACAGCTGAATCAGTCGATGCGTTACTCAAAGAGTCTCAAGATCTTCGACGTGAACTTGAGATATTGAAGGCGACAAAGCATGTGGACATGTGGAAACTAGACATTAAAAATATGTAGACAATAGTTAAGATGCCCACAACAAGTGGTGCCGGAGTGTCACTCAACGCCATCGGCAAACAGGACACATACTTGTTGACAAGTGATGTAGACAAGTCAATTTTTAATTACAATATAAAGAGACATTCCAACTTTACAAAGTTTCATAGAACTACAGTAATAAATCGCGCACCGACTTCCCCGACATGGCCATTTAATGAACGCATCAAGGTTACATTTAATCCACAGAATATGGGTGATTTGCTCAGTAACATGTATGCGGTCTTTAAGTTACCGGCATTACCAACTGGTGAAGGTAAAAATTATTCAGATCAAGTTGGACGTCACTTAATTAAGTCTGTGACGATGCGTGTCGATGAGATCGAAGTTGAAAAAATTTATGATGACTGGATGGTCATCTATGATGAACTCTACCTTGAATCGTCCGAAAAGGTTGCCAATCGTTTCGTTTTGAACAGAATGATTCCATTTGATTCAGCAAGTAAAAACCCTGTCTACGCGGAATATGAATCAGATGTCGTCGTGCCATTACCATTTTTCTTTTCAAGAAAGTATTCAAGTGATGAGTACGTAACGAATGAACCCAATAGACCATACTTCCCACTGTGTGCCGTCCACAAACAAAAGATTGAATTTGAATTTGAATTTCACCCACAAGAATTTTTTACAACCTATGACTCTGTGATCACACTCGACGACTTTAAGATTATTACAGAAGAGTTTACTATTGACCCGGTCGAAAGACTTTACTTGAAGAATCGAGCCTACACAATGATTACAGATGTCGTTCGTCGTCACCCAACTATCGAAACAACACCGGGTGTTGATGTCGTTCGAACAAATTTAATTCCAAATAATCGGGTCAAGGCTCTGCACTGGTTTTTAAGAAACCTGGACTTTGAAGATACATCCGTGACAACCGTTCCGAATGATACAGATACATACGAAATACGCGTACGTAAGTATAATGGTGCATTCACTTTGAAGAATCTATCATTCTTCAGAGTTTTGACACAGGGTGGTGTATCAACATTCTCAAGAGTAAACTTTAGAACAGTTTCACTTAACGGTAATAATCAAGAAGATTTTGAATTTGCGGGTTCTAAAGTATTTGACACCGAGTATAATATTGTATCATGGTCACACAAAGCTACACAAGCGAATGAAGCTATTATCACAGTGACAGTCCCATCAAACACTTTTATCGAAAAGTTTTCATTTGAATTTTATACCGAAGAATCAAGTCGGGTAGATGGTTCGCGACGCCTGACAAACATACCCGCATTTGACATCGTCAAAAATAATGAGACACCCATTCTCGTCGTATCCGAGAAAATTTCGGATTTTGCGAGTCTCGAACAGGATACGTTTACACAGTCTTACAGCATTGAACTTGACACCACAGTTTTCCGTGTTCCGGACGCTGTCGAAAATGATTACTACTACATTCAAAACAGATTCAACTTTTCAAAAAATCCAGACTTTGATCAGACATTTACATTTTTCAATCCAGTCATGAAGGATGCTCGGTTCTATATTCAGGGTGTTGATCTTCCAAATATTTCAAGTACTACTGATGCGTACTACAAATACTTGGTGCCATATCATAGACGCCTTTCAAGACCTATTAGAAACATTTATACCTATTCATTCTCATTGAATCCAGTCAATGTTAATCCATCTGGAAGTTTGGATTTTAGTGAAATTCAATCAGAAAAGACGGGTATAGAAATAAAGTTGGATGAAAATTTAAATAGTACATATAGGTTGTATATTTATTACACTGGCTATCAAACATTTGAGTTTGAAAATGGATTTATGAAACTCGTTTACTAAAAAGATTGTCTTTGTTTTCGGAGATGTAATCAATAATTCTATTCTTGATGCACCACTTAATAAAGTTTAGTTGAGCCAAGGTTGTTTGGATTTCGCGGTCCGTCCCCGGAACCGTATAACTAATTTTAGATGACCGACAAAATGGATCGAATAACTTTTTACTGTAACCATCCAAACTTGACTTATATGCACAGTGTACGGTAAACAATTTACCATTATTCGTCGTGTACGTCAAGTTCGTCTTCTTTGCATAGTTTGTGATGAACCATTCAATGTTCCGGAGTGAGATGCCACTCGATTTATCAAGGATGCTTAACAATGTAGTTTTATTCTTTTCGTCGGAATAGAAGTCATTTACGGAAGATAGCAGAATGTCTGTTTTACTCATTACTACATCATTGTACTGTAATCTATAAGCCCCTTTCTTTCAGGAAGTGGTGGGGGTGGGTCATTCACCATTTCAACTATACTCGACCGAGACACTTGAGACTGATGAAAGCTACAGTACCCATTTTTCTTTGCTCGAACATTGCACCGTGTTCCATTTGATCGAATACCCTTGCACATGACATCATCTTCATTTGGTGCGTCGCGAATCAAAAGTCTATAAGGTATACCATAGTTTTCGGATACTTGTTTTAGGTAAAGACTGTAGTCAACGTGACATTTCTTAATCTTTTCACGGTAGTCGTCTTGGTATTTTCTAATCTCGAGGTTGTATTCTTCTTTGTTCTTTTTGACACCTTTCTTGTATTCATCTTTTGCGGCCCTCAGTTCAGAATGACATTCACTCTTTTGTCTAGACAAACCTTCCTTAGACTCCAAAAGCTGCTGTTTAAATTCTTCTTTGGCCTTTTTCAAGAGCTCTTTGTATTCTTCTTTGATCTTCTTAGCTTCTATTGCTACTCTCTTCCTGACTTCATCTTCAAATATGGCGTTCAGACGCTCCATCTTATTTTAAGTTTGTTCGTAATTTTTAAATATGTCTTCGACGGAACGCTTAGCCTTGATCCGTTCCTTAAGGTCTGCAACTTTACCGGTGTCATCGAGACCGAGACGTTGACACTCCTTGACAAGATCTTCCTTCTTCATACCACTCAAGGATGGTTCCTTCTTTTTGGGTGGAGGTTTATGTTGAGCAATGATGTCACCAAAAATTTCATTCTTAGGATCCTTCACGAGAGGTTCGAGAAGATCGCAGATTGGATTCAAGAACTTGTTTGTGAAATAGTGATGATAGTCAATAGGAATGTTATGTTCATCAACCCACCCAGGATCTTCAGCCTTTTCATACGCCTTAGCTTTAGCATCTTGTGTCTTGACCAAGAGGTACGGAACACGATCTCCAGATTGTGGTTCAGAACCTGGACGACGAGCCCGCATCTTATCACGGACCGCGACGTGCGGAAGATTATTGTTCTTGTACGAGTCACCCAATTGCTGAGACAAAACTAACTTTTCATTTGGAACATGTCCTTCCAATAAGTTGATAGCTCTTTCAAGTGCTAATTGCTTGGCCGGTTCAGGATCACTGCTCCCCAAAACAACGTCCAACAACTCCTTGCAGACTTCTCTCACAAACTTTGTATTGTCACGACGAACAACTTGAAGACCCTTAATGTCTATGTAGTCCATATTCATCTCACCTTGTTTATTCTTTGTCCAAAGTTTAGCTGCATATCTCTTCTTACTGTAAAGAAAGTAGGGACAATATACTTTTTCGAGCTCAAGATTATTTGGACGTTTGAACAGAGCAGTACATTCTTCAGCGGCTTGTTCTCCAAGCTTCCATGAGTACTCGATGGCTTCCATACCTTGCCGTCCTCCGACATCAAACTCAACCATAACACTATCCGTATCGCCATACCTCACCTTTGCACCCGGGAAGCTCTTTTCGACATAATTCTTTGTCTCTTCAATCATACTTCGACCCTTATACGTCGTTGTAGAAGCAATTGGTACACACGGAAGGATACCCTTGCCAGCACCTGTAAAACCATAGATGGAGTTCATAGATATTTTATATGCAAGTTGCTTTCCATTGTAGACTTCCTTCATAAATCCAGTGGCCGCAGCCATATCCTTTTTGGCTTGCTTTCTGAATTGCTTCAGTTCTAAAAGAATACTTGGAAGAAGACTTGGGACATCTTGTGCAAACTTGTATGTTTTGCCATTGAGTTCAAACTTTTCATATGTGATGCCCGGTACGTTCCCATATCTCTTTTCGTCCATGACAAACGTGGAGTAACAAAGATTGTGAGCCATCATGATTGAAGGATACAGACCTTCAAAATCTAGAGCAGTAATTGGTGTATAGTACGCTCCACCTTGAGCTTCAAGAACCGTCGCTCCCTCATATTGTTCAACTGGGATCGCTCCGTACCGAATAGTCGGAACCATGAAACCTAGCTCTCGAGCCTTTTTGGTCAACTGTGAAAATACCTTGATTTGTTGTCCACGCTCCACCAAGAAAGAGATAGGCACCCACGTCGCCTTGGCCATCTCCACAAGGTTAAGCAATGTACAAAGACGTTTTGTCAAACGATGAGGTAACAAAGTGTCCTTGATACAGTACTCGGCGACTTCACGAAGTTTGACTGGGTCTTCTTCAACAAAACGAGCAAACATCTCCTTGGCCGGCATATCAATCTTTTGATCCCCGAGGTACAATTTAGATACATTATCCAATTTATAGCTATCAAGCTTGTATCCCTTCTTGACTTCATGAAATAAATCGAAAATGAACCGACCCGACATCGGAAGAAGTTTCAACATGTTATCACCGAGGGCACTCGAAGACAGTCTTTTGTAAACCATATCACACTGGTTGTCCTTCAGTTTTCCAAGGTTGTAAAATTGTTCACTACACTTGTTCATCGCGGCTCGTTTGAAAATATATTCAAGATCGAAACCAAAAATGTTCCAGCCAGTCATGATATCAACATCTTTGTCTTTCAAATAATCTCGGAATGCTTCGAGCATTTCACGTTCGGTATCGAAACTAACAATGTTACATCCTTCCAAGTCCGGGTCAGTCTTCTTGTAACAGAGACAGGTCTTATCATACGGTTCATCAGAACCAAATGTACACAAAGAGATAGCGATCTGAAAACAGGCATCACCCTGAATGTCAGCATCCGGAAACTTTCCAGTAGAACTATTTGATTCAATATCAAACGAAGCTACAACAAATGGTGCGATATCATCACGCTTCACAGGCTTCAGGCTTTCCCAGTCATTACAGAAAAGATCAATGTCTGTATGAGCCAGGTGCGAACGAACACATTCGGAACCTGTATCTAACCAACCGGTCGATTGAATACCAGTGCGGTGCATCATGCGAAGAATCGGATCAAGATTGGATTCATAAACCTTCAGAGGGAATGGTCCAGATGAAAGCATCAGAGGTTTCTTCAGGAAAGCATCGGTCTTTCGACGCTTTTCAAGATTTGAAAACTTGACTTGCATGAATAAAAATTTTTCATTGTTTTGAAAACCCCAGATATCCTTCGACTCGACTATGATGTACTCAGAACATTTGTCTTCAATCTTCGCATAAATTTCTTTGGCATACTTGATGTCCGGTAACTTGATATAAAAGTAAGGTTCGAATGCAGTAGTGACACAGACCGACTTGCCATCTTCGGTCTTACCAAAGATACTAATCAAGTGGTCTTCACCATCATCACGAGCCTCCCACGTCAGTGCTTGGAACACAACCATATGTATCACACGACTCAAAATTTTAATATGCTTTACTAGTAAATGTCAGCCGCCTTGATTGACCTCGTGTCCAAGGGTGCCCAGGATGTGTATATTACTGGTCAGCCAGAAGTGAGCTTCTTCCGTCAAAACTACAAGCGTCACACGAACTTTTCTATTAAACCGGAACGTATCGATTACATCGGTTCCTTCGCGGCGAACGCCGAAGTGG